ACCGGATGGCCGCGCTTTGGTGTCCGCTCTCTCTTTCTCTTTAATTTGAATTAAAGCGCTCCGCTTTCGTCTCAGCCAATCATCTCGCGCCTGACGAGCCTAGATATGTGCAACAACTTGGGCCCTAAGTTGTTTTATGTCTGTTATAAATTAAAGAGCACTCGGCCCACTGCCTTTAACTCAAAATGCCTAAGCGGGATGCCCCATGGCGCTCGATGGCGGGAACCTCAAAGGTTAGTCGCAATGCCAATTACTCTCCTCGTTCAGGCAGTGGCCCAAAGTTAAATAGGGCCTCTGAATGGGTTAACAGGCCCATGTACAGGAAGCCCAGGATCTACCGGACGCTTAGGACTCCTGATGTCCCACGAGGATGTGAAGGCCCGTGTAAGGTACAGTCCTACGAACAGCGTCACGACATATCCCATGTTGGCAAGGTAATGTGTATCTCTGATGTCACACGTGGTAATGGTATCACCCACCGTGTCGGCAAGCGTTTCTGTGTTAAGTCTGTGTATATCCTAGGCAAGATATGGATGGATGAGAACATCAAGCTCAAGAACCACACGAACAGTGTTATGTTCTGGTTGGTCCGAGACCGTAGACCGTATGGAACTCCCATGGACTTTGGCCAGGTGTTCAACATGTTCGACAACGAGCCCAGTACAGCTACGGTTAAGAACGATCTCCGCGATCGTTACCAGGTCATGCATAAGTTCTATGGGAAGGTGACAGGTGGACAATATGCCAGCAATGAACAGGCAATCGTCAAGCGTTTCTGGAAGGTCAACAACCACGTTGTCTACAACCATCAAGAGGCTGGCAAATATGAGAATCACACGGAGAACGCCTTGTTATTGTACATGGCATGTACCCATGCATCTAACCCCGTCTATGCAACTCTCAAGATTCGGATCTATTTTTACGATTCGATTTTGAATTAATAAAATTTATATTTTATTGAATGATTTTCCAGTACATGAGATACATAAACCCTGTCTGTTGCGAATCGAACAGCTCTAATGACATTGTTAATAGAAATTACGCCTAACTGATCTAAATACATGAGGACTAAATGTCTAAACCTATTTAAATAAGTCAACCCAGAAGCTGTCAGGGATACTGTCCAGACTTGGAAGTTCAGGTAAGCTTTGTGGAGATGCAACGCTCTCCTCAGGTTGTGGTTGAACCGTATTTGCACGTGATATACCCTGGTCATCGTATATCGCAGGTCCTCTACTTGAATTATCTTGAAATATAGGGGATTTTCTATCTCCCAGATATACACGCCATTCTCTGCCTGACGTGCAGTGATGAACTCCCCTGTGCGTGAATCCATGTCCCGTGCAGCCTATGTGGAAGTAAATGGAGCACCCGCACTGCAAGTCAATGCGTCGTCGTCTGATCGCACGCCTCTTAGCCTGTCTGTGTGCTATCTTGATAGAGGGGGGATTCGAGGGTGATGAAGATCGCATTCTTTAACGTCCAGTTTCTGAGCGATGCATTTTCCGCTTTGTTCAGGAAATCTTTATAGCTGGCACCCTCACCAGGATTGCAAAGCACGATTGATGGAATCCCCCCTTTAATAAGGACTGGCTTACCGTACTTGCAATTTGACTGCCACATCTTTTGAGCCCCTATCAATTCTTTCCAGTGCTTTAGCTTTAGATAGTGCGGTGCGACGTCATCTATTACGTTATACTCCACTTCGTCTGAGAAAACCCGGGAATTGAAGTCTAGGTGTCCACTGAGATAATTATGTGGGCCTAACGCACGTGCCCACATCGTCTTCCCCGTCCTAGAATCACCTTCGACGATGATACTAATAGGTCTTTCCGGCCGCGCAGCTGGACTCAAAGAAAAATAACTATCTGCCCACTCTTGCATCTCGTCGGGCACGTTAGTGAAGGAGGAGAGTGGAAACGGAGGAACCCACGGTTCAGGAGCCTTTTGGAATATTCTGGTTGCGTTAGCAACCAGGTTGTGATGCTGAAGGAAGAAATGTTGCGGTTGTTCTTCCTTTATTATTTGCAGGGCAGCCTCTGCTGATCCTGCATTCAACGCCTTGGCATATGTGTCGTTAGTAGACTGCTGACCTCCTCTAGCAGACCTGCCGTCGATCTGGAACTGTCCCCATTCAACTGTGTCTCCGTCCTTGTCGATGTAAGACTTGACGTCGGAGCTCGACTTAGCTCCCTGAATGTTCGGATGGAAATGTGCTGACCTAGTTGGGGAGACCAGATCGAAGAATCTGTTATTCTGGCATTGGTATTTCCCTTCGAACTGGATGAGGACGTGGAGATGAGGCTCCCCATTTTCGTGTAATTCCCTGGAGACCTTGATGAACTTCTTATTAACTGGGGTTTTAATGTGTTGAATTTGGGAAAGTACTTCTGCTTTAGTAAGAGAGCATTGTGGATAAGTGAGGAAATAGTTCTTGGCATTCACTCTGAATTTCCTAGGCGGTGGCATTTCTGTAATAAGAAGTGGTACACCAATTGAGCTCTCTCAAAACTGTCTTATGCAATTGGTGTTTGGTGTCTTATTTATACTAGAACCCTCAATCTTGGTTTGGTACACGTGGCGGCCATCCATATAATATT